GTGGCATAGCTGTACAGCGTGTTCCAAGTCAGAGTAGCTTCCATGCTCTCAAACTGACCCGGCACAGGACTGTCAACGTCGCCGCCGATACCCATGCCGTTGACGGTGGTGGTCTTGTTTTTGATCTTGGGCAGCGTGACTTCATCTGCCAAGCCGATCATCTTGTCGTCCCCGGTGTAGGCATTGTAGTTATTAACAACCTGGGGGACGAGGTTGCTCGAAATATTCAGGCTCATCGTTCATATCCTCCTATCACAGATTCAGGGCAGTAACCAGCGAGGATGCCTCATACTCCATCGTGACATTCACCTGTTTCAGAGGCGGGAACGGAGTGCAGTAGAGGTAGAAGTGGTAGTGACCCGCTACCAGTTCCGCAGCGGTGTTTTTCTCGGTGTCAGCTACCATGCGATAGCTTGCGCAGGCTTCCTCGGAAACGTACTTGCTGCCCTTCATGTTCTCGCTGTCAATGATGGACTGCAGCCGCTTGGGGTTCATGGGCTTGTCCAACTTGCTCATGTTGTCCAGAACAAAGCTGGTCCATGCGTAGTTGAAGAAGCGGCGGATACACAGGAACATATCCTTCGGGTCGGTGTTTTTCGGGTAGGCTGCAGTTTCATTGCCCCAAATTACAAAGTCGGTGCCGGAGCGGATGAAGGTTGCAATGCCCAAGTCGTTCAGGAAGGTGCCCTGTTCCTGATCCATCAGCACTTCCGTTCCGTCTTCCAGACAGGCGGCAGAGATGGGAATTGTGACATTGGAAGGGCTTGCAACGGGGCGGTCGCCGTTCTGACTGTCGTTGTACACGGTCGCCGCTGCCGCCATGGAACTGCCGCTGTACACGGTTTCGCCAACCTTGACGTACAGCCACAGGGCGTATGCCTCGCGGGAGGTCGCCGTCTGCTTCGTCTTCTGCTCCGCAACATCGGTGTACTTCTGTGTGCCGTCAGCACTGCAGTCCAGGTCGATGAAGCACACGGCATTGAACAGGCCATTGATCTTGCGGCACTTGGCCTGCAGCGCAGCGCAGACTTGTGCGTTTTTGGAGAAACGCGGGGCCAGCAGGATGCCGGGTGCCTTGCTCAGTTTGGGGTAGACCTGGCGAACCACCTCAAGTCCAGTTTCCGCACCAGTAGCAGCATTCACGCCACCAACAATATCATCAGCGGTAACTTTGGACGCATCCAGGATGGAGCCGGAAACGGTCAGCGTGGTTGCTCCATCGCCTGCACCGCCGATGATAAGTGCAAGGCTCACAGTGCCGTCATCGTTGAAGCTGGCGATGTAGTCCACATCCGCCGTCAGCGTGGTGGTGTCTTTCTTCACCACCAGCTTTTCCAGCAGAATGCCCACTTTGTCGATCTCAGCAACGCCATCATTGACCTGCACAGAGGTTTCGTCCAGGGCGGTGATGTGCTTCTTGTTTTTCGGATCAAGAACATTGATTACGACGATAGGTGCAGTGCCAACCACCTGGAAGTTGGCGGAGATTGCCTCGCAAAGGGTGTACTTTGCAAAATCGCTGGACCAGCCCACCGCTGCCACAGCCTCCTTGTAGGTGCTGACGTACAGCGGGGTGTTTACTGCCGCCGCCGGGTTTGCCAGCTGGTTGACAGGGGCAGTGCCAACGATGATCTGTAAGCCAGAGCTGACCTGTACCGGCGCGGAAACGCTGGTGGTCGCTTCGGTCAGATTAAAGCCATGAGAAACAGCCATAGTTCACATCCTCCTTACTCTGCTGCCGCAGTGTTCGTGACGGCATCTTTCAGCAGAGCATCCGCCCGCTGATAGAGGGTGTTCTCCCTGGTGCCGTCCTGCTCGACCTTCACCCGCATCTCTGCGAACTTCTCACGGGGAACCGTCAAGGCTTTCAGCACAGGGATTGCCTCCATCTTCTCCGCCAGCTTCGCGGGCACACCGCCCACAAAAACGGTGTACTGCGGAGCCAGACCTTTGATGGTCGGGCCACAGTACACCACAGCTTCCTCCTGCACCTCCGCGGCTTTCTTTGCCGCCGCAGTGGTTTTCTTTTCGTCACTCATATCAGAGCCTCCACTTCTTCATTTTTCAAACCATTCGGGGTTTTGCAAATGAGGTTCACGATTCCCCAATAGTAGTAATCCGCGTCATCGTCCGAAAGCTCCCATTTCCTGGGGTATGACACTTCAAAAGCACCGCCGAAAATCGGCTTCCGCTTGAAGTGCTGCATAATAGTTTCTTTCACGTTCACGGTGTCTACATACCCTTGTCGGTCAATTCCGCGGTCATAGCAGCAGATCACAAGCTGCAACAGGACAAGTTGCGGGTCATCCTCGTTGTCCTGTTCGCCGCTGCTCTCGATTACGATGATGCAGGGGTAAGGGGAATCGTTTGTATCCGCCTCATCATCGTCGGTCGTCTGGATCGGCAGGAACTGCTTGAAGATTTGCAGGGGTTTGGGGCTTTCCTGCCCGCCAAACGTCATTCCCCGGAAAAGTTCAGTCAATTCGTCGATCATGGCCTGCTGGCACATCTCGCTGGTATATCCAGCGATTTTCTCCGCCATATCAGATCACGCCCTTTCGCTTCGCATTGGCAATCAACTGCCGAACGCGCCGTTCGGTGTTGTCCTGCAACATCTGCTCCACTGTCTGTTCCTGCATCTCCCACACAGTATGGTGCATGGCAGAGCCAGAAGGGCTGGGCATCGTCACAAGTTTCTCATTGGGCTTCCAGCGTTTCTTGCCGCTGGCGGTATAGTCTTTGTCAGCCGGTACGCCAAGCTGCCGCTGAACCATACCGATATGCCCAGACTGGAATTTCACAAGGAAGCCCTTGCTCTTGCTGCTCGTGCCGCCAAGGTCAATCATCGGGCTGCCTTTCAGGACGTGTGCCTGGAAAAATGGCGGCGCATTGCGGACAGATGGACCCATATAGGGTTTTGTGGGGCTGGTTCGGAAATAGCCCAGGTCTGCCCGGAATGCGCCGGGGTCGTTTTTCATAATGGCAAGGATTGCCGCCGGGCGGCGGTTTGTGGCTTTCTGCCTTTGGCGCAGGTCTTCGATCATGCGCTTTCCGGCAGCATTGAGATCATACCGTTCCTTCACTTCCTGCAGCATCACCTTTCGGGTCTGCCGCGCCGTGGTGTTGATCGCCACTTTCAGTGCCGCCGGGGTTTTGTCCGCCAGCACTCCGAGGGCACGGGCAACCTGTTCATCGTCGATAGACAGCGTGGTGCTGGAAGCATCGTAGCTGGTTTTGAAGTAGGCCACTTATCTCACCCTCTCACGCGCTCAAGCTCCATGCGGTATACGCCGGCTTTCAGAGAGCAGGATTTGATCTTGTAATCCCGCTTCTTGTCCAGCGTTATGAGCTTATCGTTCTTCGGCATAGGACCGTAGTCCTCCTTCTTGACATACAAGAGCAGGTCAGCCTTGTACATTCCCTGGTCGAAGCTCTGCTTTGCGCCGCCTTCCCAGTGTGCTGCACGTTCGGTCACGCCGGGGTGCTGGGTAATGCAGGCCATTTCTTTCCCGTCGATGTAGCGTTTCTCGGCGAACTCGTCCAGATTAAAGAAAACGGTCTGCACATCCTGCGCCACAAAGTCCTTGAACGTGGGCAGCTGCAATGGGGTGTCGGGTGTGCCGTACTTGTCATCCACGTCCAGCATGGTCTTAGCAGACCTCCGCAACGAGCCAGCTGTCCACCTTGTCAGGAATCGTCAGCGGGCGGGTCTGCAGTTCGAGAATCATACGGTCAGGCCCGTGCTTCACATAGGTACGCAGCAGGCGCGGGGTCTGTGCGGTGATGGTGCGCTTGGTGTCGTCGATGTACGAGGTCAGCGCATAAGCCCGCATAAAGCCCGGATTAGACGGCAGCAGAGCGACCTTGTTGTCGTCCACCAGCCGCTTGGTGACGGGGTTGGCCGGATCAGTCCAGTTGTCCAGATAGACTTCGCCGTAGCTGTAGATGTCCAGGTTGGGCTTGTTCAGGTGACCGATGTAACGCACACCGTTGGGCAGGTCCTTGGGGTCAATCTTACCCAGTTCGATGCGACGGTTGTCCAGCATCTTCTGCACCTCGGCATCTGCCAGGAAGTTCCGCAGGGCAGTCTTGCCCATGACGGCGTGATCCACATTGGCAAAGCCGTTCGTCAGCACCTGATCCACCCAGTCTTCCAGATCGTCCAGCGGCTTTGCGGCAGACTTGCCCCACTGCTTGGTTCCTTCCAGCTTTACCTTGTTGGTGAAGCCGAAGTCGATGACCTTACTCACACCGTTGCCGATAATGGGAATCTGGCCGTCCATGATGGTCTTGACGGCCATCCACTCCTCGCGGCGGGTAGCAGCATCGTCCAGACGCTTATAGTCCTCGATCAGCTGCTGTGCGGCGCGTTCCTCCGGGGTCTTGCCGGAGTACAGGTCTTCGCCGGGTGCGCGCTCCAGAGCATCATTGGCGGTGGTGATCGTCAGCGGGTTGATGAGGGGCGGGGTAAAGCTCTCGGTCTTGTAGCCCTGATCGCGGAGTACCTGACCGCCCACCAGCGGATGCACGAAAGATGCCATCTGGCGGTCACCCTTCACGATGTCGATGTCCACGCCCTTGGTCGGGAAGGTCTTGATGTTGCTGAAATAGGTATCAAGGAAGAAGGTATGCACCGGGGGAGTGGTGCGCACGACCTCTGCCAGATACCGGGGATCGTAAATGCTTACTTCGTTAGCCATAGCTTTTTATCCTCCTATCACTTCAGGAAAATGCCCAGGTTGCGCAGGGCAACTTCGATGTCCGCTGCTTTCACGCCCTCGGGCAGCACCAGCGCATCGGCGAAGAACTCACCCGTCAGATAAACAGGAACTTCCTCACCCGCTTCGGCACTGTCTGCGGTAATGCCGTACAGCCCGGTAACGGACAAAGGATTGCTGCCGTCCACCTTTGCGATGGGCTTCACCTCGTCACTGTCCAGCAGAACCGGGGCGTGTGCTGCAACTGCTGCGCTTGCCTTTTTGGTGGCCTTGGCAATGCCAATGGTCGCGCCGGCAAGGAAATGCTCCGGCGCAGTGCTGAACGTCTTCTTTTCCAGATCCATGCTCATAGCCTTGTCCTCCTTACTTCACGCCGTTCACCTTGTGGATGGCATCCAGCAGGGCGTTGCCCTTTGCGTTCTCCGGCTCAACATCTGCGGGCGGCGGGTTGCCGATGGCGTTTGCGCCAGAGTTCTGTGCTGCGGCCTGCGCCTGTGCCAGGTAGGTCTTGCTCTGCGTCTGCTGCTTGGCCTTCATGTTGGCGATGACGGTCTTGGCATAGGATGCAGAATCCACCGGCTTGGTGAACTTGGCTTCCTCCGCCTGATCCTCGGTGCCCGGGATCGTGATAGCCTCGATTTCTTGAATGCGGGTGCGCTCTGCAACGGCGGCGTCATTCTCGATCTGCGCCACCATATCAGGGTACGCCTTGCGGAGATCATCCTTGGTCTTGATTTCCATGTCTTTTACCTCCCCATGGTCGTTGTGTTCCGGCGGTTCCGCCGGGTGGTTATTTTCAGGCCGGACGGCGGGCGGTTTAGCCTTTGCCCGGTTTCTGACAAATTCGGGTGCCTCGTTGAAAGGCAGGTGGGTGCCGACGCTGTTGACGAACAGGATGCCGTTGCGGTTCTCCACCACAGCGTCTTCCTCAGCGTCGTCCACCTCGTCCACAAAGCCGTTTTCCTTGGCTTCGTCTGCCGTCCACCAGTTTGTTTCATCCATCCACTTTGCGCACTCATCCGCATCATGGCCGGTCTTTTTGGCATACAGAGATACAATGCTCTCCCTGGTAGCATCCAGAGCTTTCAGGTAGTTCCGCATCTCGTCCGCCGTCAGATACCCGCACAGCCCCATGCTGACCGGGTGGACCATGTAGGTGCTGTCCGCTGCTGCCACCACCTTGTCGGCGTGGCAGGCAACAATGGTGGCGGCACTGGCGCACAGGCCGTCGATGTGGGCGGTCACAGTGGCAGCATTGCGGGCCAACTGATTGCCAATGGCCTGAGCTGCAAAAACATCACCTCCGCCGGAGTTGATGTACACGGTGATTTCGGTCACATCGCCCAGAGCGGCGAGATCGTCCGCAAAACGTTTCGGGGTAACTTCATCACCCCACCAGCTCGTTTCAGAAATATCGCCGTAAAGAAAAAGCTCCGCTTTCTGGCTGTCAGCCAGATTGCAGAACTTCCAGAACTTGTTATTTGTCGTCTTCGGGGCCGTCTTGGAACTGGGTTTGCCCATCGCACCCTACCTCCTTTATTTTCTCCATTTCGGACTTGCGCTGGCGCATATTTGCCCGCCAGCTTCCGCCGGTCATCTGCGCAGTTTCCTGCTCGGCAGTGCTGATTCCCTTGTCCATGCGCAGGATCGCCGCCTCGATTTCCTTCTTGGCATCAAGGTTCGTCCGAGCAGGTCCGTTCCAGATGCAGCCCGTATAGGCTTTTGCAATGGCCGGGTCATCAAAAAAGTCCGGGGCATTGATACGCCCACGGGCTACCGCCTCTGCAAACCACTTCTCGTAAGTTGGTTGGCAGAAATCGTCTGCAAAGCTATCCCGCATCACCCCGCACGTCCTCCAAAATTCATTGAGGGAGCCTCTGGATGCAGAATAGTTGGAGCTGAATTTCTTGTACAGCACTTCACTTGGCACTTCGATTCCCGTTGCAACCTGATTCGACATTGCCGACATAAAGCCGTCGTATGTCGTGGTCGGGTGCTTCGGGTCGATCAGGTTCGCCTTTTCGCCCGGGGCGAGATCAAACACCGCCGCCGGGCCAAGGTTGATTGCCAGTTCATCGGGAGGGGTATTCGGATCAGCAGCTTTATCCTGCGGTTCTTCGCCAAACGGTGCCTGGTTCGTTTCTGCATCTCGCTGGATGAACAGCGTTGCAGACGACGAAACAATGGCCGCCGCCAGTTCCGCTTCCGTGTACCGCCCCATCTGTTTCAGAGTGGGCAATACCGGGGCAAGGATCGGAACGCCCCGCCGCTGCCCGGCGCGTTCTCTCTGCGTGATGCACAGGATGTTCGGTGCGCCAGTTGCCGGGTCGTGGGCTTCTACTCGGTTCCATGCCAGCGGCACCGGGTTGTCATATTCCAGCGGGTGCCGATTGGCGACCCAGTAAGCGATTATTTCTCCGGCCTCATTTGTTTCCACGCCCTGTACGATCTGGAACACATCTTCGCCGCCCACCTTGCAGGGTGCCAGTCGGTCCGAACGCCCAGGGCTGCACACCTGGTCCGCTTCGATCAAGCGCAGCTGCAAAGCATACGGCCAGTTCGGGCGTTCTCTGTACTGGACTGCGGCAAAAGCGTCACCGTTCATCAGAAAACTGGTGAACGCCAATGTCTGCATCCGCCAGAAATTGTCCATGCCGCTTGCATCGCAAGCCGTGCTGTCTGCCCAGAGATTAAATTCCCGGGTGATCTGCGCTTGCAGCTGGTCTGCCTGTTCTTCGGTCAGATGCAGATAATCTGCATCGACCTGCGGCGTTGGCACAAGACCAGACCCCACTACGTTGGTGCGCAAAGTCTTCAATGCGCCAGCCGCCAGAGGGATACCCATGTAAGCATCCCGGCTCCGCTTGCGCAGGGTATCAAGGTTGTCCTCGATGTCCTCTTTTGACGATCCGCCGCCGACGTGCCAGCTGCGCATGGCTCTGGACGTATGGGATGCGCCATAGTTTCCATAGCCCGTGCCGTTGTTCAGGATGGACAGGGCTGCTCTGGCCGTGGCGCGTCGATAGCCCGCAATGGGGGAAACCGCCGCGATTGCCTTATCCAGAATATTTACCATGGTTCCCACCGTCCTTACACATCATGCGGGGCGAAATGGTAGATACGGTTTCTGCCCCGCCCCTGTTCCTCCCGCTCGGCTTCTGCCACCTTGCCCTCCCAAAAGGAAATGCTTTCCCGGATTTGTTTCAGGCTGGCGCGGGTAAGCTGCATCTGCTCGATCTGGTAGCTCTGGCCGGTAGAAACTGCTTCCTCCGCCTTGAGCCACATCTCCAAATGCTGCTTTGCGATTTCTTTTGATATGATCGACATCGGTTAAATTCCTCCCGATCTTCTTCTGCGGTACTGGTGCTGCGGCTTTGCCGGGCGCGGTGCATCCTCGCCCGGGATTTCCAGGCCGGGGGGATTGCTGATTTCCAGCGCGGCGGTGGCATAGTTTCTGATGTCAAAAGCCTCATTGCGCTTCTGCGCCGGGTCTTTCAGCTCCCACCGTTCCACCTTGCGCCCGCCTTTCCAGCGGGTCACTTTATGCTCTGCGGTCAGCATCTTGAAATAAGCCTCGTCATAGCCTGCATCCTCTGCTGCCGGAAAGTGGCAGTAGTTCGGACCCTTGATAAGCACTTTCAACCGGGCAAGCACGGCATTTTTGCCGGTGTCAACGCCCAGCACAAAAAGCTCACCGCCGACGCGGTTATTCTTGGTCGGGTTTCGGATGTAGGGTACATCCATACCGCCGCGGCCTTTGATTGCCCAAATGTGGCGGTCTTCCCGCTCTTTGCAAAATCTGATGACCTGATCCGGGAAATGTCCGCCGCTGTCCATGCAGGCCGCACGGATGGAAAGCTCTGTGCCATCCCGCTTCTTCCATGTGGTGGAAAGGAAATCGTCAAGGTCAGCCCATACCTGGCCCCGTTTCAGGTCGCCGTAAATACGTTGGTATCGTATGCCCCAGCTTTCCTTGCCGATGCCCCAGCCCACAACTTCCGCCTCGAAACGGTTATCTTGGGTGTCAATACCGCAGGTCAGGTAGAGAACGCCGTCGGGCACCTCGGCCTCGTAGAACTCGCGGCGGTCGATCAGGGCGGTGGTTTCTACCGTTTCGCCCGGTTCCTCCCACGGCAAGCCCAGGTTCGTGTTCACGAAGACCTGCATCTTCTCGTAGTCGCCCCGGGAAGCATCCAGATCAGCCGCAATGAATTTCTCGACGATCTCATTCCAGCCGCAGAGCGTTGATCCCATTTTGTTCATGTGGAAGCCCCGGACTTTCCGCTCAGGGCGCGCCGCCACCCACTTGCCGCGTGTGCTGTTTTTCTTCCAGCGGTATTCATTGTCCAGACAGCCGCACTCGGCACAGCGGTATTGTACGCCGCCCTCCGGCCACTTCTCCTTGTCGAACACCATGCCATCCCAAACAAAAGGCTGGTACTTGCCGCAGTTTGGGCAAGGAATGTTCCATTCCTCTTGTGTGGAAGCGTTGAACTCGTCCAGGATACGGCTGCTGGCTTTGGTGGTCGGGGTGGAAACCAGCACCGTTTTGTGATCCCAGTAGGTGGTCTGGCGTTCCTCGGCCAGCATGATCGGGTCGCCCTCTTTGCCAGCACTGGCTTTGTAGGCATCCACCTCGTCCGCCAGCAGCACCTTGATGGGGCGGCCACGGAGATCGGTCGGCGAGTTTGCGCCGATGATCGTCAGCTGTCCGCCTGGGAAATTTTTCTTGGTGATAGTGTTGCCGGAGTAGCGGCTTTTGTTGTCCACCAGCCCCCGGAGAATCGGCGTATCCCGGATCATGGTTGCCAGACGGTCTTTTGAAAAGCTCTCGCCCAGGTTCACGGTGGGCTGCACGATCATAATGGGAGCCGGGTAGTAACTCATGTAGAAGCCGACGGTGTTGAGAATCAGCCCCTCCGTTTTCCCGGCCTGGGCGCACATCATCGCCACCACCTTGCGGATATGGACATCGCCGATTGCGTCCATGATTTCCCTCTGAAAGGGGGCGTTGTCGGTGTTCCACTGGCCTTTTGCCGAAGACGCTTCGGCGGACAGGCGGCGGTATTTATCCGCCCACTGGCTCAGTGTCAGGTTCGGGGGCGGTTTCAGCGTTCCCAGGACCCGCTCGAACAGCTGCAGCGTCTGCGGTTCCATGTGGATCATCGCCATTGCCGCCGCCTCCCTTTTTGACGCACTGCCGGAACGGGCAGAACGCCGTGATCTCGTTCAGCCGGGTGCCCCATACGCAGCCCCGGCATTTATTCTTCCTGCTCATCTTCGGCAGCCTCCCCCTCGGGTGCTTGCAGGGCAATATCGGGATCAGACAGTTCCACCAGTGCCTCTTGGATGGCCTTTCGCAGGATGTCGCTGGCATCCGCCGGGTCGGTCAGCTGGGCCATGGTGTCCGCATACTTGGTCGGGATGGCTTCCAGCCTGTCCTTGAAATTTGCAAAGGCGGTTTTCAAGCCGTTCTCGATGTCCTCCGTGCGGTGGAGGTTTCCCTTGGCTTCCTCCATCTTCATCTTCTCGATCTTGCCCCGGGTTTCCTCCCGGTCCGCCCGGGCAGCGGCCAACCGGGATTGGTCGTCCTTGGTGCCGCCGGTCTTGTAGGCGACGTACTGCCGCACCACTGTTTTCAGGTTGAAAATGCCCGGTCGTTCCTCGGTCAGCACTCCTTCATCCCGCAGTTCCCGCACCCGGCGTTCCGTCAGGTTCAGGCAATCCGCGATCCCCTTAGTCGTGAACAAGGCCATCTCTGTCACCGTCCTCCGGCACTTCGCCCGTTGCTCTGATCCGCAGCAGCTCCAACCGCTGCTTTTCCAGTTCCATGCGGCGGTCGGCTTCCTCTGCCGCCCGCAGCGCACCGGCAACAGCAGTAATGCGCCCCTGGGTCTTGTACAAGGCATCCTGCAATTTCAGAATGCGGGCAAAGGGAGTATCACGGCTGTACATTCCCATGGTCTGCACCTTGCCGTCTTCCTTCTTGCCACCCTTCCCGGTCTTGCCCGGCACACGCATATCCAACACGCTGGATGTTATCAATGTGTCCGGGTTCATGTCCTCGTACTCTTTGATCTTATCCAGAATCTTCAGCTCCCGCAGTTTGAGAAGTCCCATCTCATGCCGCAGGGCTTCCACGCCGTCCCGGGGTGCCGTGTCAAAGGCATCCTGTTCCGCCGGGGTGAGCTTATCAAAGAAGATTCGGGAATAGGCACCGTCTTTCTCGGCGTTCAGGTTGCCCGCCGGTGCCCCGCCGCCGCTGTTTCCCACGGCGTTTTGATTCCCGGGCTGTCCGCCCGGCTTTCTGCCGGCAGGAGCATCCCAGGCATCTTTGGACTTCCACCGCCGGACGGTATCGTACTTGAGGTGCAGATCATCCGCCAGCTGCCGAAGATTGACTTCGCCGCCCTTTTCCTTCCGGGCCATGTACTCAGCGCGGGCGGCTTCTCGCTCATCGCTTCGCCTTGCCATTTATGACCCCTCCGTTTTTTGAGCAATAAAAAATGCCCTGCCAGACATAAAGCCTGACAGAGCATCTATGTGGTGCCGCCGGTCCTGCGACACACCCGGGTATGATAAAAGCCCCTCGGTGCTGCCACCGTGGGGCTTCTTTCATAAATCCACTGTACTAATTATACCACAAAAAGCGGGACATAGTGGGACATCTTTTGCCCCAAAGGGCAGTTTCAGGGCTTGCAAATGTAAACATTCTGTGAACTGCCACCATTTTGCCGCCCTCGGCAAGATGCTCCTTCCCGATTTTGTTGACCTCAACAAGATCGCTGTCGGGATGTTTTGGCGGCACCGACAAATCATCAGCCGCTTACAAATTGTAAGCAGCCACCATTTTGTTGGCTCCACCAATATGGTATGCACCATCCCGGTGCCGCCACCGCCATGGTGCCCAAATCCCTGAAATTTTTGACCCGCCCCCTTATTTTCCGGGCCGGAGGGGGGAAGCCCTTCAAAAAAATTGACACCTAGAAAACTTTTGGGGCTTCGGAACCCGCATTCGCCCCGCCCCGGGGGGGCAGTACCTTGCTCATCGGGGCGGCCGCGGTGCCGGAGAGGGCCGAGGCCGGGCCGGAGAAGGAAGGGGGCAGGGGGATAGATAAGGCGAGTTCTATCTCTCTAGGTCTAAGCCCTAAGCCTAAAGCTCTATCCCGTTAGGTGGAGAATCTGACCCCTCTGGCGTTGGGCTGGCGGCGGGGTGCTGGCGGGCTGGCGGCTGGCGGTGTCGGTAGGTCTGGCAGGGGTGCGGGCAGCAGGGCGGCGGGGTCATCAGGGCGGCGGCGTTGTCCGGCTGGAAGGAGCAGCCCGGGCAGGTGATCGGGCGGGCGGTCCGCTGCTCATCGGGCAGGCCGACACCGCCCAGGCCGGGCAGATCGGGCAGGTCGTCGCCGTCGTCACCGTGGGCGGCGCGGTCCTTCCCGGTGCTGATCGGGGCGGCGGTGGTGCCGATCGTCCAGCGGCGGGCAGAAGAAAAGCCAGGGCGGGCGGCGTTGGCCGTTCGCTCTGGCTTTTTCGTTTCTGCTGCTGATCGAGGCGGGGCGGGTCCTTCCCGGTGCTGATCGGGGCCGGGGCCGTCGGGCACTGGTTCCGGCTGCACCTGATCCACCCGCACGGGGCACCGGGCACGGGTCCCGCTGGCACCGTTCCAGGGCGGCACAGTTTCGCCGCCGGATGATCCGGCAAAATGCCGCCGGGCGAAGGGGTCAGATTCTTCACTTAACGGCATATCGCCCCATCGGTAACGGTGAACTAGGTTCTATGCCGCCCTATTATCCCCCCTTAGCCCCCTTCTTCCCCGGCTTTGGTGTTGTGTTCCGGCCACTCGTGCCCCTCTTGCTCCATCCGGGCGCGGACTGCCTCAAGAATATATTTTTGCAAACTCTTTCCGCTTGCCTCAGCAGCCGCGCGAATCGCTGCGCCCTCTGCTTTCAGCGGGCGCACGTTGATATAATCGCATTTTGCCGTATAATTTGCGTTGTTTCGTTTTTTTGCTTCTGTTATCGCCATATTATTACCCCTGTTTATTTTTAATTAAAATACCACACCGAGCCAAAACATTCAACCGTGCAATTTGCACAAACTTCAACCGTGCCGATTTGTGCAAAACGGAGAAAGCACGGTTGAATGCTTGACAATCAGCATTCAACCGTGCTACTATGCAGCCACAGCAAGCGAGCCGGACGACAAGCCGGAACGGTTGCGAGTAAGCCGAAAGGAGTGAACCGCATGAGCAAAGAGTTTTTCCATCTCCCCGAATCCGTCAAGCGGCGGATTTGGGCGGAACTGCTCGAACAGTGGGCAAAAAGAAAGCCCGCCACCCACTGAGCAGGTGACAGGCTTGCAAGATGAATTTCCGAACGTCCATCTTGTAAGCCAGTTTACCACAGATCGGGGGTGATAGTCAAGCGGATGCCCCAGCGGGGCCGCACCGCTCCACCAAAGCGGCCCCGCCCCACTCCCCCAGCAGCCCGCCGGGGCAAACCTGAAAAGCAAAGGAGATTTGAACCATGAGAATTTCAAAGAAGATCGCAACCGCCGCCGTTGCTCTGGCACTTGCCGCCGGGCTGCTGGCCCCCACCGCTTCCGCCGCCTGCCCCTACACCGTCGGCCCTCTGGGGCGGTACATCGCCCCGGCCATTGTGAAAGGCATGACCGCCACCGATGAAAACCAGATTGAAGTCTGGTGCAGTGACGCGCTGGACGGCGACGACTGGTATTTTCTGGTGGATACCGAAACCGATCTGCGCATCTTCGACCGGGTCCAGCTGGTTGTGAACGCCAACGGCACCCCGGACGATTTCAGCGACGACACCGTGGAAGATGTCTTTTGGAGCTGCTGCTCCATCGACGATTGACCCCCGCCGGACACCTTAGCAGGGCCGCACCGTAAAGCGCCCCCGCCCCACTACCCCGGCAGCCACCGGGAGATCATCCCGAACACCAACCACAACACGAAAAGGAGCAAGTACCATGAAAGGCATGAGCAATAATCAGATCATCCAAAACGAAGCCGCAAAGCTGGCCCCCGCCACCCTGCACGCCATCGCCACCGCACACCACACCGCCGCCCAGATCGAAGCCCTGGCCGCTCAGATCACCGTGACTGAGGACGACGGCACCCAGCACCCCGGCACCACCCACGACGCGGAGATCATGTTGGCAGCCAGCGAGCTGCACACCTTCGACTACTGGAAGAAGGAAGGCAAGAGCGTCAAGCTCCACGAAAAGGCACTGATTGAATGCTACTTGTGGAAGTACACCACGAAACCCAGCAAGGCCCAGCGGGAAGCGGCAGAGGCCGAAGGCAAGGAAGCTGCCCCCGATCCGCATTACTACCCGACAAAATCCCACCTGTTCAGCTGCCTGCAGGTGCAGGACAGCAAGCCCGCCCCCGCTGGCCGGTTCAGCTCCACCGCTGAGATCATCGCCTATAACAAGAAGCTGGCAGCCGAACGCAAGGCCGCCGCAAAAGCAGCAGCAGAGCAGGCCGACACAAAAAACGCGCTGGACGTTCTCAAGCAGACGGAATGCAAGGCAAAGGCCGCTTTTCTGGCCGTGCCTGAAACCGACCGCAAAGCGCAGGCCGAAGCCCTCAGCGCGTGGCGCAAAGCCCGGCAGGATATAGCAGCCGCCGAGAAGCCCGCAGAGCCCACCACGAAACCCGCCCCGGAGATCATCCCCGCCGGCGTGACGGACAAGAAGCCGGGCGGCTGGAAGAAGTGCAGCTTTTACGCTATCTGCACCACTCCGCAGAATCCCACCAACCACGCGGAGAAGCGGGACGGCTACACCGACGGCGTTTTCAACTACTACGCGCTCCACCTTGGCAAGGCCACGATCTGGTACGCCGTTCACCCCGCTTACGGTGTCAGCATCGGCCCCGGCAAAAACAGCCGGATTGCTGCAAAAGCCGCAGCGTTTGAACTTCTCGAATCCGTTGCAAAGATGGAGAAAACCCCCAGCGAACGCCTGAAGAACTGCGCCGCAATGGTCGCCGCTGCACAGAATGCGTGAACACAACCCCGGACACCCCAGCAGGGCCGCACCGCCCAAAGCGGCCCCGCCCCACCGCCCGCCGGCACCCCGCCGGGGGCATATCACGAAACATGAAAAGGAGTAAATACCATGAAAAAGTTTAACAACATCTTCGAGCAGATCAACGTGGAACTCCCCGCACTGTGGAAGATCCAGACCCTGCGCACCGAAATTCGGCTCAGCCCCTGCAAGGCCGCGGAACTTCAACCGCAGATCGACGCGGCCCGGCTTACCGTCATCTGTGCCCGCCGCGGCTACCTGTACACCGCCTGACCCACCGCCGGACACTCTAGCAGGGTTGCACCGCCCAAAGCAGCCCCGCCCCATCGCCCCGGCAGCCCGCCGGGGAGCATACCACGAAACGAAAAGGAGATGCACACCATGACAGCATATCAACAGACCCACCAGCGCACCGCATGGCTCCACTACGAGGGCAGCGACTACAACGGGCGGCAGATCGTCGTGGACGTGGCCGAGATCACCCCGGGCCGCTTCACCGTTGCCGCACTGGATGCCGAAGGGAACGAGATCGAGAGCGACGAGGTGGAAGACCTGGACACCGCCCGCCGCCTGTATGGGGAACTGTTCCGCCGCCTCACCGAGAAGCCCGCCACGAAACCGCTTTCCGGCAAATACGCCAAGCTGCGGGATGACCTGCGAGCCGCGCTGGAAGCCGGACGCAACGCCGAACGCGAAAACCCGGAAGACGGCGGCACCTGCAACTTTGATTCCGTCGCCCTCAGTCTTCCCCGCTGGCAGGCGGCAAAGGTTGAGCAGGCCGCCAAAGAAGCGGGCACGAGCTGCTTTTCTTGGGACCTGTTCGGGGGCCGTCGGTGGGTCTTCGGGCCGGACACCAGAGCGCAGGGCAACGCCCGCACACGAAACGCCGAAGCAATGACCCGGACGCTTGCCGGGATGGGCTATCAGGCCATGGACTATTGCCAGATGGATTAAACGGACACCTTGACGGGCCGCACCGCAAAGCGACCCGATCCCACCGCCCCGGCAGCCCGCCGGGAGTATCACGAAATCCAACACGAAAAGGAGATACACGAAATGCGTACTTACACCATCAACGAATCCACCGCCCGCCTCTCTCACGAAATGCGGTCCTTCGACGACTACGAGAAGGGCAGCGCAACCGCCGGCTATAACGCTGACATTGCCGAGGCTGCCGCCATTCTGGAAAAGGTCAAAGCCCTGTGCAGCACCGAGGCCCAGAAGGAACACGCCGAGTTTCTGTTTGACCGCTACGCCAGGACGCTGGCCGAGGCCATCAACCGGGACAACGAGATCGGCACCCGCTGCCCGTCGGTGATGATCTGCGGGGCTGGCAACTTCCCGACCCGGAAGAAGGAGAAGCAGGTCAAAGCATGGGAAGCCAATCACGAAACCTTCCGCAAGGCGGAACACTATCTCGATCTGCTCAAGACCGCCCACACCCTCACCGTCAAGAGCAACGACCCCGAGGTGCTGGACTATCTGCGGGAGAAGCTGGCCGGGCTGGAAGCCGGGCACGAAATGATGATTTCCGCCAATGCCTATTACCGCAAAAACAAAACGCTGGACGGTTTCGAGGGCATCCCCGCCGACACTATGGCATGGATCACGAAACCGAAGGTCTACCCCGCAGGCGGGCGGAACGGCGACGGGTCCCCGCTGCAGTTCCACGGCAAGCCCTTCCCGACCTACGCCCTCAGCAACAGCAACGCCAATATCAAGCGGGTAAAGGAGCGGATCACGAAATTGGAAGCCGCCAAAGCCGCCGCCCCGGTGGAAGAAGAGCGCAGCGGCTACACCTACCGGGAAGACACCGAGGCTATGCGGGTTCAGCTGATCTTTGACGGCAAGCCCGATGACGAGACCCGGGAACTGCTGAAACGGAACGGTTTCCGCTGGTCTCCCCGCAACAGTGCATGGCAGCGGCAGCTCACCGCAAACGGAAAGTATGCCGCACATCAGGTGATGGACGTTCTCGACGGCAACGCATAACACGAAATCGGACACTCTGGCAGGGCAAGCACCGCAAAGCAGCCCCGCCCCACTACCCCGGTAGCCCGCCGGGAGTATCACGAAATCCAACCTCACGAAATACGAAAAGGAGCTGTCACGAAATGAAACTGAGAGAGACCCGCATTCTGGACGTTGAGGGCGCACGTTACGCCTGCATCGCCAATAACTACTGCACCCGGTGCGATTGTGAAGAATACGACCGCATCTTGAACGATGCAGCCGAGAGCAGCCGCAAGCCGGGCGGCATCACGGCGGACGATCTGGCCCGCATCGCCGAGGCCATCAAAGCCCGCAGCGAAACGGACGACGATGTGCCCGCCATCGCCTTTGCGCTGTCCCGCCGCACCGTCTCCCACTTCACCGAAGCCTGAGCCGCCGCCCAGCATGAAACACGAAAGGAAGGATTCGAGTATGAAAACCTATACCCGCCACAGCATTGCAGGATGGGACGTTTACACGGACGATGAAACCGGGCGCGTCCACCATCTCGTTGACCCGGATTCCAACGACCCGCGCACCCTGTATCCCTACATTCCCGCCGCCGGGGGTGGATGGGATAACGCCTGCGGCAGTCTGACGCTCTCCGCCCTGCGCGGCCGCATGGCACGAAACGCCATCCGCTTTGCCTGATTTCTGCGCCCCGGCCACCCGCCGGGGATTTTGTGGGATTCCACACGAAATCTTTCTTGCGTTTTATTGCTTTTCTTTGCGTTTTGCCCTATCATGGTTGTAACGAAATCCAGTAACAAAAACCGACAAGGAGGTATTCTCATGTATACGATTCCTGCATTTGGCCCTTGGCCTGAACAGAACGCCGGACCCGACGAAGAAAAGCGGCTGAACAGTGCCCAACAGAGCAAGACCAGCCCCACCAGCATTGACCGGGAACACGAAACCGGGGTTTTCTACGGCTCCGGCAAGCTGCCCTATCAGACCAGCCTTGCCGCCTGCACCTGCAACGATTTTGTGAAACGGAAAAAGCCCTGCAAGCATATCTATCGCCTTGCTATGGAGCTTGGGATCATCCCTCTGGACTATAAGACAGGCAGGAGCAGCGGCGAACGGAACGAAGCGCAGATCAGCTTTGAGGACAGCATTGCCCTTGTGGAGCAGCTTTCCGAGGCTGCGCAAAAGCACATCGAAAATATGCTGTACTACACCAGCGAGCGGGTAGACGACCGCCAGCGGGCTGTTACCTGCTATGATCTCGATCTCGCCGATGAACTGCGCACGTCGCCCCTGCTGCACGAAAATCCTTACCCCCTGGCCGAACAGCTTTCTAAGCTCTCGAAACCAGCTTTGGTAATGATCTTGGATGCCATCCACCGCGATGACAAGCCCCGCCGCAACGCCGCCAAAGACAAACTTGCGGCATGGATCGCCGAAAACGTACCCATGCTGGCTTCCGAAATGCCACCGTGTGTTTCCTTCTCCTTCGTGGAGGTGTTCGACAAGGCCCAGCGGGATGTTTACAAGTATCTGCGCCGCAAGTATGAGATGGAAACAGACTGGTGCACCGGGCTTGAATATCCCGCCGGAGCAGGTCTCCCCAACGAAAACGAACTTGTATTTTACTTCCCGGAAGATCGTGTGACTGCCGCTCTCACGAAATACGGCTGTAACCGCTGCCTGCATGGGTACATCCCCACGAAATAAACTGTGCAAAAATGCACATTGGCGGCTAAGAATGCCATTTCCGCATATTTAATCAGCTTTTTTGATACAAAACCTACAATTTATGGACTTAACTGCCCAAAAGGAGGTATTTCTACGAACGACGCAGAGTTTTTCGCCCCGTGGCGGCTGGTTGCTGCCTTTGCAGACGGTTCTCGCCTGACCTTCGACGGATTGACCGAAGAACAGGCCAAGGACGCAATGGAGGCTGCCCAGGAAGAACACGGCGATATTGGCTACTGGAACCGGGTCACGGATCAGAACTACGAGGACGGCAGATACTACAAGCTGATTCCCGAGCCGCCCGCCGTGCATATCGTGGACTTCACCGGGTACGATGGACCACTTGACGAGAACGGTTTCCCTGTCGGGCTGCCGGATGAAATCGCCCGGTACGCCAAAGAGCAGGGAGCCGCCCCCGATGCCCCGCAGATCATCCTCAAGCGCAACGCACCCAACGAAAAGGAGGACAAGCAATGAGCCACATTCTCCCGGAAGCTCAATCGGTTATCGACCAGTTGAAGCATGACTTTGTAAAAAGCTGCACCCCTGCCGTGGAGCAATTCCAGCTGGATCAGAACGTGCAGCGGGCGGAAGCTGCCGTGAAGCAAAAATATTGCATGATGCACGGCCTTTCCACCGATGAAGTCACGGTGTCTAGCAGCGAAGACGAACACGGAGTTCGTACCTTCACCATCACCGAAACCCCATCCACGCAAATGGTTGGCATAACCTTTACCGTCCCCACAGAGTAACGAAAAGCCCGCCGGGTCGATGACCTGACGGGCTTTCTCAATTTTATGCTTGTTCTCCCAAGATTATTTTCTGCATTTCCTTCTCGGTCTTCCAGGTCAGCGGGTATGCAACCTCTGTGCATTCCCACCCATCCGGCGTTCCCTCGTCCTCGTCAAACACGAACTGCAAATAAGCATGAGGGTTTTCATCGTCTTCATCCGGGATAAGTGCGCTTACGCTGTTAAAGCACGGCACCCCCTTGAAGCTGTACGTCGCAGGGTGTTCCTCGTCAGCCGGGCGCATCATGCTCTCTGCGATGCTTTGCAGAATCGGCCCACGTTCGAGAACCTGCTTTTTTGTGATCGTACACCTCGGATTGTCACACCATTTGCACATAAATTTGCCCTCCAAAATTTCAGATTTCACAAAACCCGGCAGGCCGCACAGCCCGCCGGGTATTTCTTGCCAACTTTTCCACATTTCCGGGTAGTCGTGTTTGTTTTTCTGCGCCAGGTGGACACAATTTGCGGAAGCGCATTTGCGTGAGGCTCTGATGGTCGCTTTCCCTTATAGGAGAATATCGCCCTCAACCCATGCGTCCGCCCTGGGCAGGGTCTCGCGCACGTTATACGCGCGTGATAATAAGGCAGGGCACTCGGGTAGCTGCTCCATGCCCCGGCCAAAGGCTAGCAAAGCCACGTTCCGAAGCCGTTTCAAGTGCCGGACACTGTACCCGGTGTCGGTCTGCACATCGTCCCATTTTTTGTGGCCGATGTAGTATTCCGTCAGGATCAGATTGTGGACACTGTCCAGCCTGTCAATTTGTCCCCGGATCGTCGCCTCGTCGGACTTCAAAAGGGCTTGCTGACGTTCCAGACTTCTCAGCCTATCACCAATGCCCAGTTCATCCATTTTGCAGGCCATTGCCGCGGTGCTGTCACCGGGCAGCCCGCCGCCGGGCATACCGTCCATGTTGATGCCTTTCAGCGTGTCTACTTCGTCGTCCAGAGTGGCACACTGGCGGCGGATGATCGTAAGCCGACGGGGAATATCTGCGCAGTATTTCAAAATTGCTTCCGCCTCGTGTGTCTTCATGCTCTGCCTCCCGAAAAATTAAAACTCGCTGCCGAAGATGGGGCCTTGCCCGTTCACCCGCTCAACCATAGCCCCCACGCCGTAGATGTCCTCCACCACACGGCGCAGCTTCTCGTAAGCCACCATCTCGCCATCTTCGGACCACCCAAGGAACTGCTCGAAGTTTGAGCAGGTCTCCTGCATGACAGCGGCAATCTGCTCCACGGTATAGCTCATGTCGTGCAGGGCTTCCACGCAATACCGGGCCACCATTTCGGCAGCATCCCGGCGTTCGGCAAGGATTTCCCGCTCATTGGCCGTCTTGCCCAGCTTGCCCGCCGGGAGTAAGAACCGCTCAACCATCAGCGGCGTGGTGCGATCTTCCAACGCAATGCGGGCTTTCCGCGCTCCTCGTTTGTCCCGATCCAGCGTGTACCGTTCCGCCGCATTGTTCATCTTGACGGTCAGCACAGCCGCCTTTCCCGCATCAAAATCCAGAATGTCGTGTGCCGCTGCCACAAAGCAGTATGACACGACCTGTCCGATAGCCTCCCGGTTCAGTGATGCCGCCATTTTGGTGCGGCCAAGGTTGATCTGCCGATTTACAGCATTCTGGATGCTCTGCCGGTAGTACGACGGCACTCTTGCTCTGCTTTTGCCCATGATGATTCCTTTCCCGCCTGTTCAGCCAGACGTTTCCACTCTTTGATCTCGGATTTTGTGTCCGGGGTGATGATCTCCCGGAACACATAGCCCCGCGGCTCTGCAATCAGGTCAACAAACAGCCTGCGGCGGTAGATGTAGTCCCTCTGCGCCCGCCGGGTGAATTTTGACTTAATTTCCACCACTTCCACCGTTCCGTCGGCATATTCCAGCACATAATCCGCCGTATACCTTGCCGCCGGGAGATGAACAGCGCAGAAATCCTTTGCGGGCAGCAAAGGAAAGGCAACGTGCGGCGTTGCCTTGATGATCCTGCCGGACTGGATGCCCGGCAGCACTGTGCCAATGTAAAAATCATACTCACCCTTGCTCTCGAAGGCTTTCCCGATCTCCCCGGCAGCCTTGGCCGCTGCTTCCAGCGATACCGCCCCTGCCGGGGCTTTCCGTGCGCATCGGGCGGCTATTTGCTTCTCCGCCTGGGCGCGATACCGGGGCGGCAGGTCTTCCAGTTCCATTCTTGCGCTCAAGGCTGGTTCCTCCTGTTCTTGTTCTTCGGTGGTTCCTTGCGGTATAGGCTCACGATCAGGTGACGGGTTGAATTGCCCGTGATGATGACTTCGCACCGATGCAGGGTATACCCCGGGTACATCTGTTCCCAATACGCCCGGTCTTCCAGACAGTTCTCGCACACGTCCTTGAGCTTTGATCGGCTCATTTTGTTGTCGTTCGGTCTGGGCATTTTGGGCGGCTGTAGACCGTGGCTCTGCCGCCAGTGCCGTTTGCAACGGCGGTTCTTCACGATATACCGGGCAAGGCTCTCCACACTGTTGTGGTCGAAGTGCAGCGGCTCACATCGAGCCATACCCCGACCATTCCACGCCTGTTCCACCATTTCCCGGGTCAGCCCCGCCGGGTGCGTCATAATGACATGGTGATGGTGCCGTCCCAACACTTCACCTGTCACCGGGTCCACGGTGCAATACTCCGTCACCACGACCCACTTTGGACGTTGGATGCCCTGTTTATCGCAAAGGCGGTACAGCTTCTTGATTGCATTGGAGAAATCCCGGTCAGCACGGGCAAGGTCATTTGGGGCAGGATGGTGTTCGTCGTCGTATGTGTATGTAACCGAGAAATCACCGGGCCGGAAGTTCGTATTTACCAGCAGAACCAGGTAGCGGCCAGATTTGCGGAGGTTGTAGGCTTCCTTCGCCAGACTGGTGGCGAGTTCTTTCTTCCGCCGGGTGCTGGCCTTATGCTCTTTCTCGGAAACCTCGAAAAACTCCGCCTGCATGGTGGGCGCAGTGGCATAATTTTTGCCGCAGATGTATTTCTGTTCTCTGACATAAAAGCCGCCGCCCATACCCACTACGTCCTCCTTTCCGTGAACATCCCTTTTGCTGAATAAAGGCAAAACCGCCAGTCGCCCGGGAACTTCTATGCTTGCCCCCGCCCCCGCTCCGGGAAGCCCTGCTGTCCGTTGCGCCCTTCTGCCGCGGGGAGACAATACAGGGTGTTCCCCCTGTACCCCCGCCACGGGGAACGGCTTGCATAGGTCTTGACTAAATCTTGCTTAGACCTTGGTTAGATTACAAGCTAATTTTCAATCTAACCTCAAGCTAAGTTTTCCGCTGGTTCTTAGTTTATCCACAGTATACAAGCCCCTTGCCGCCTCGTCAGGGCGGCAATTTTACGACGGGCTTGCTTATTCTCTGGAAACGACTTCAACCTGTAGTCACTTCAAAACGAAGCTGTTGAGATAGGGCAGCACCTCACCGCCGCAGTTGGACACGATCAGATTGAAGTTCTTTTGGAAGACGTGGAAGTAAAGAGCGTTGCTCACGTCCTTCGATCCTTCGGTGCGCTGCTCCTGAATCATCCGGGTTGCCTGGTTCCGGGACAGCCCCATGCCCATCAGGAGCTTTTTCATTCTCTTGGTTGTCATTTCAGTTTACCTCGTAGTCTTCAATGCCGTTTTCGTCCGTCCGCTTTTCCCAGTGTTCGCAGCTGTCCTCAACGTCGGTGACATCGGTGCAGTTCAGCGACAAGCCATTGAAGCAGACCCAGGTATACTCCTCATGCCAGCGGCAGTTACAGCAAATTTTTTCAGGTCCCATGTTTTCCACCATTCCAGAATCCATCCATTGCCTCCCGGTACGCTTTGAAGCAGTCCGGGCACAGATCGCCAACGCCACAGATTCTTTCGCAATCAAGTGCCCATCCGTCCAGCGGTTTGCTGTCATACTTTCCGTCGTCGATCCGCTCTGCAAATACCTGCTTGCGGCAGCGGTTGCAGATGAACATTGCGCCGTTCTTTCTCATGTAAATACCTCACACATGATGCTGTATTTTTCCTCCGACCCCGAGCGGCCTTTTCCCGTACATTGCACGGCATTGCGGGCAAAGGTCAATTACTCTTGGATACTTCAAAGGGAATCCGTTAAAATCAGTTGTCACTTGCCAGTCAGTCACCCAGTCCTGCGTTGTCAGCGTATCCTGAAACCCGCCCTCAAACTGTTCCTGAAACGCAACTCTCCTGCATATATCGCAAAATATAGCCTTGAACATCTTTTGCATATCAGCACCTCCCGCGCTTTGCGCACTTGCCATCACAGGCAGGCTTTCCTTCGGTGGGTGCCTCATACAGTTGCACCATCGGCTGCGGCTGATCCGAACGATTGAGCGGCTTGTCGTACTGAACCGTGTAGTCGCCCTTCGGGTTATCGTGCCATGCCAGAGCGTGACGGATCGCAAGCCAGACCTGTTCTGCCCGGTACGGGATTCTCATGCAGTAATCAAGCGGAGCGGAAAGGACGTATCTCTTGTACAACTTGTCCACTTCCTCCTGCATGATGTTTCGGCGGTCAATCGAGATATGGAAGATTTCATCCCGTTCCTCTTTGCCGTCAAATGAATCATTTTCCAGCGCAGCATAGAACTTTGCCATGCAAAGCTCGTCGATCAGGTCTTCAAATTGCCCCAGATGCAGACGGAGGTACATCTCGCAGGCTTTTGCCACTGCCTCAGCCACCGGGCGGTTCATGGTGATGGTGACGGTTTCGATTTCTGCCGGCGCACTCTTTTTCTCGTCCATGTCGTTACCCCCACAGCTTGACAGCCGGTGCGCCATAGCCATCGCGTACCATAATGCCATCTTTTTCCGTAAGAAACATCGTTGTCTTAAACGGGAAGTTTGCGGTACTGATTCCCGCTTCATTGGCCGCATCGGCCAGCATCCTGCACGGACCATAATCGCACATGATGGAAAAGTGGTTAAACATCCCACTTTCTGCGTATTCTGCCATGCGTTTTGCCAATGCTTTTTTGAACGTGTCCGCCTGATTTGGCGTTATGTTCTGCCGCCCAATGTCAGCAAGGAGACACGCAGTAACGGAAGTGAAGCTGTTATCTCCATTGCTGTGTGGCCGATCTTCGAGTATTCTTTCCGCCCACCAGTCGGCGGCTTTCTCGATTGCCTCTTTTGCTAAAATCATTCTGCCTCTTTATCCTCCGTCTTGCACAGTCGCGCTGTTTCCCGCGCCATGTTCACCATCTTCTGCAGCGTTTCCAGCAAATTGCCGGACAGGTTGACGGGCAGAAGTGCTGCTCGCACGATCATGCCATCCCGGATAACGTAGTACCGGGAACCACTCGCCGTATGGCGCAAGCAGTAATTGATATAGTCACTTTTCTTGATTTCGTCCATAACGGGAACCAGCCTGCTTGCGGCGATGAAGTCAATGGTCTTTTCGTCCGGGTCTGTCAGCCCCATAAGAAGTGCCCCGCCGATGTTCAGGTTGATATAGCTGGTTTTGCACTCAACCTCATTCTGAACAGCATCTTCGAGGTTCAGACCACAGACATCCGTAATGTTGTTGCAGTCGTATGCGGTGTATATCACATCTTCCCATTTCTTTTTCTCGATCCCGAGCATCGTCATAACTTCTGCTTCGCTCCACGGCTTAGGGAACCCTTCCAGCGAGTAAATTTCAGAATTTGTGCCGATGTAGAACTTCGTTTCAAGATCGTCCGATCCATGTACCCTATACAGGCGGCAGGAGCCACGGTCTTTAATTACTTTGGCAATCGCTGCAATTTTCATGTGCGCACTTCTCCTATGGATTGAACATCAAACAGTTCAAATTCTGTATAGTGTTCTGCAGCTTGCTTCTTCGCCTCGCAAGCTGCTTCCTCTGTATTGATAGCATCCAACGTATACTGCAGACACTCTTTTGTTCCGCGTCTGTCGGATGCTCTCAGTAAGACACAGTACCTCATACAAACAGATACCCCCAGCAGAACTTCACCAGCGCAGCAGGCACCAGCAGCAAAACCGCCGCCCAAATTGCCGCGGCCAGCAGAAGCAGAACCGTACCGAGAGTTTTAACCAGTCCATCCATGCTTTTTACCTCAACCTTCCTGCTCGTCTTCATCGTTCCGCACCTGACAGGCAGGTGCGGATATGGGATTTTTGATCTTGGCGACGGGGCGGACACCAGCCTCATTCGAGGCGTCGTTGTAGTCGCCACTCCCGCCGTGGTTCGCGTCGGCGAAATAGGCTGCCGAGTTCGGCACCCGATTCTGGAGCCAGTACCATTCCCATCCGCCGTTCAAGCCCTGGGAAGCAATGCGATTCTTCCTCTGCTTCATCGGCTTCCATTGGCTCACGCTTTCGGGTTCATCTTCACCACGCGGGTTTGAGCCGAAGATTTCCTTTTCCGTCGGCAGGCGCAGCAGGTCGCCGTTTTCAAAAGGCAGCAACAGCTTCCTGATTTTCTGGGGGAAGCGGTCAAGGATTTCACCGTTCAGCTTCTTCCGCAGGTCGGAGGCATCCCAGCCGCCCGCATTGGTGTTCTGTGCGTTCATGCTGTATTCCTTTGCCAGGCAGTCCGCAAAACAGAAGATCATACCGTCGTTTTCTTCCTTGACGGCCAGCATCTCTACCTTTTCACCATCGGACAGCTTAAAGCGAATGACATCGCCTACCCGGAACAGGTCAACCTTGATTTTCTCGGTTCTTCTTACTTTCATGTCGATTCCTTTCTATTCTAATTCATCGCCCCACGCATCCCAACCAGGAGTACGCTTTCGGGCGAACAATTCAATACGAGGAACATCTCCCAGCAATTCTACAATTCGCTTACGCGTTTCGTCCGGCTTTGCACTATGTTCTTGTATCGGTGTTTCAATCACTTGATGTACAGCATGGCTCTTGACCCGATCAGCGGCCTTGAATCCAGGCGTTACACCAAGCAAACAGATTTCCGCATTTGCCCTCGTGTAAGCCCCCATGCCCCAAAAATTTGTATCGCTCTTGCGGTTTTTCTTGATCCAAACAAAGGCGCAGGTCTTGTACTCAAAACCCCACGCCTCCATAACTCGCAGAGCATCGGCAATTTGTGGAAACGTAGCCCACATGAAGCAGGCCGTGCCCCCCCCCCGCCAGGTCATTGACCGGCAATGCGCAGATGTCATCCGTCGTCATTGTGTGATAGTGCTGAGCCGCATTGCCCCGGCTTTTAGGTCCTGTTCCACACTGACGGTAGCTCCACGGCGGATCAGCATAGATTACGGAATACTTTTTATCCGGGAAATCCATGTTTATCTCACCGCCTTTACCATCTGTTCAACCGTTCTTCTCCGCAGCCTACGCCAAGATTCACCGGGTTCGCGTTCTACTCCAACTGTCTTTGCCAATTTCTCAAGAACATCTTCTCCGATTTCCATGACCGCCACTGCCTCGGATTCGTCCGCCACGTCCAATCCAGAGTATTTGCTTAAATTCTCTGGATGCTCAAAACGTCCATTCCGTACCCGAACGGAGCGATCATCCCAATATTCGGATGCTCCAACTTTCCGCGGGTTATTTCCATATTCTTTTTTCCAAGACGGCAGGCTTTCATTTACCGCATCGAAGTGTAATTCCCACTCCTCGCAGGCTTTCAAAGCGGCATCCAGCATTTCACCCTCTCGACAGGTCCAGAGGATCAGCCCTGCGCCATTTGCCTGTTCCATCTTCGCTTCTGCTATGATTTCCCAGTTCGGCTCTCCGATATTGGGATAATCATTTGTGCAAAGCGTTCCATCGAAATCAATGGCAATCGCTTTTTGCATATCAGCCGGCCTCCTTGATGATCCAGACCTGGTGTTCGCCGTATCCATCCCAGTTCAAAGCGTCTTCATGGCTGCCAGAAACAGCAACGTCCAGGTGATTGCCCTGCACCGCATTGCCCCTGTCCTGAACAATGCGGATTCCTACATCTTCGATGTAGATCACTGTGCCATAGGGTAGGAGCGTTTGGTCTGCCGCCACGGTCACGCCCGCCTGAATCGGCTGACCGCTGGCCGTGATCCCGGTTCCAGTGCCGCAAATGTGCGACCATTTCTCGGTGCAGTAGGCAGTGCATTTGAAAATCCCGGCATACTCGACATCTAATTTTTCGTCCAGTTTGCTCCTGATTTTCAGTTCGTCCGCCAGATCGTCAGCGTACTGGGCGACGATTCCAGCGGTGCCCTCCCAGTCCTCGGCGCGGGATTTGTAAATATCCCGCTGCATCTCCAAGTCATTGATCCGGCCGTTTGCCATGCCAACGGCAATTCCGCTGGCGACCGTTGCGCAAATCGCGGCAGTTACAGCCAGCTTCGACAGGGTATCAGGTCTCATTTTCTTCATCCTCCGATTTTTGGAACACAACAGGCAGGTGCCCATGTGTTTGTGCGCGGAGTGTTCCTGTTACATTCACAGAAACGTCCATATTCTTCCCGCCTTGGTCGTTCAGCACCAGCGATTCCATCAGCCTTTGATCCTGTACGACGGCGGTTTTATTTCCGCCTGCCCCAGTCATCAGGGTCGGGCTGCATTCTTCTGAATAGCCGATTCCGCCAGAATTTCCAAGGTCAAACCCGGCAGCGCGTTGGATCAGGCTTTGGTCTTGGCGTGTCGCCAGCGTCGCGGAAAGCTCCGTCTGCACCAGCGGACCTTTGCCGCCGCCCTCACAGCCTTGCCGGATTTTCAGGGTGTAGGCTCGTTCTGCCCCCCCTCGGAGCTTTCCTGCTTCCACCATGCGATCATGCCATGAATAGCAGTCAGGAGCAAGGCAGGCAACGGTCTGCCCCCCCTCCGGGAGGCGCGGTCTAAAATGCCATTCAGTGCCGTCACGCTCAAAAGCGACCATCGTGGCGGATTTTCCACGAGTATCGCAGACAGCATATATTCTTCGGCGACGGTGGGGGATTCCCCAGTATTGAGCGTTGACAATTCGATAGGCAACAGCTCCGTAGGACACAGCTTTCGCCCATTTTCCATGCTGGCGAATAGGCTTATCTGTTCCACCTCCGGCAAAATCTCGGAGGTGCAGAAGTTCGTTGAGAACAATTTCAAAATCCTTTCCGCCATGCGACGACAGCGCACCCGGCACATTTTCCCAAATGACAAAGCGCGGATACCTTCCGCCTGTGGCAGACAGCATTTCCCGGATGACCCGGATTGCTTCATAGAACAGGCAGCTTCGGTCGCCGCCCAGTCCTTTGCGCTTTCCCGCAATGCTCAGGTCTTGGCAAGGAGAGCCGAAGGTGATGATGTCCACCGGCTCGATCTGACCGCCTTTGATGTCCGTTATGCTGCCGAGGTGTTGCATCTCCGGCAGGTGTGTTTTGGTAACGGCAATAGGGTAAGGCTCCACTTCGCTTGCCCACACAGCCCGCCCGCCGCACATCACAGCACACAGTGGCATGGTCCCGCTTCCATCGAACAGGCTGCCCAGCTTCACCTCCGCCGTAGGCTTCCCCAATTCTCGGAAAGCATTTTGGACGAAGAACAGGGCATTCGGCAAGGCCATTCCGTTGCCCCACATGGAATACTCCGCCGACGGACTGTGCAGCTCGTCGTGCCATCTCTTCACTGCGGCATCGCTTCTGGCTCCATCCGCCCGGGCAATAATCTTCTTCGGTTTCTGCCCTTTGATCTTGCAATTTCTCAGGTACACTTCCCGCCAGAACTTGGTTTCTTCTGCGTCCGTCAGCGGCGCGATTTCTCCCCAGCCATCTGGAAAACCCTGTAGCCGCCCGCATTCCATCGGCAACAGGCGGCGCACGATCCATTCCGGCAGGCGCGGCACATCCGGCTGAATGACCGGGTTGATGTAATTCAAACTCCATCCCCCTGATTCTTTCGCTTGGAGCGTTCCGCTCACTGTACCGTTCAGGCGGCTGTTTCTGGCATCGTAGGCCACCGCATGACGATCTTGTGTGTTCAGCGTGAACGAAGCATTCTCTCGGACACCACTTCCATTTTGGTTTGTGTTTCGGTCAACGAAGTTCCCAGCAAGGCAGAACGAGTTGTAGCCTACAATGGTTCTGTCCCTGTCCCGGCTCAGTGTCGGTGCGGTGTTCATCAGGCGTTCGGCGTTGGTCTGGGTGGATGCAATGCAGCACACGTCTTTCTCACCGTTCACGCCGCTGCCCCCCCTCGAACCAGAATGGCCTGCGACCGCATGGTGCTGGCGGTGTGCATCAGCGAAGGAGCTACGCCGTCCGCATCGTATACCCGTTTTCCCTGCGGGAAGTCCTGGGTCAAGCATTTAATCTCCATGGTTTTCCTCTTTTCTTGTGCGAACGGTCGGCATCGAACCGACCCGTCTGTTGATGATGGGGAATCGGAAACGGGCGGCACCTTGCGCTCGCATATCAGCCCCGCTCCGTAAGAGAGGTACAGAGCGGGGCGGCCACTACAATGGCCTGTTGCTTTTGGCCTGAGCAAGTTGAACAGGGTGTTTCTACGCTCACACTGCGGCGCACCCGTTCCCGTCATATCCATGCGGGTGCGGCTTCGGCAAGAACGGCAGCCCGGTTTTGCATCGGGCTTGAACGGAAAGGAGGACGCTGCTGTACAGCACCGCTCCGCCGTGCCGGGCGGCTGACTTCATGGCCGTGCCCGGCTTTCATGGAAAGCATTAAGCAGGCGCAGGCGGGGTCCGGCCCCGCTCACGGTGTCCCTGTACCAGAAAGGCACCCCGCGCCACATAAAAAGCAGCCCCGCTTCTGCGGGCAGGGCTGCCTATCGTTCTACCGGGGACAATGCTTTGTATCAGCAGCATCGTTTCCCTCATAGTGCTTGCACTCCACGTTGTAGCCGCTGCACGGAGCACATCGCGCAGCGGTGATCTTGAACGTGTGCTTGCACTGTTCTACGTCATTCTTCTTTGTGCCCCTGTGTGGGGCAATTCCGATATGTACGCTCCTTGCCAAACTCTTGACCCTCCTTGCTTTATATAGGTAGCTGCACCGTCCAAGCGGGGATGTGTTGCAGCGTTTGTCCTGCACCGCCTCCCAGTGCTCCGGCGGGTTGAAGTTGATCCGCCGCCGAGGTTTCAACCAACCTTCGAGGAAGTAAAGATCACTATCCCATTCTTTAGCCGCTTCATCTGCCCACTTGAGCATTTCTTTTACGGCTTCTGGCAGTTCAAATTTTCCATCCCATAGAGGGCTGTCTGCCTCTGTAATGTCCGGCATGGTTGCTGGTAGCTCTATTCGCTCACCGCTCGGAAGTTCAAGATAGGCGGTATACCCGC